GTGCCGCTCGACGTTGCCTCGGATGGCGTGCCGCTGGTGAAAGACGAAGGCGGCTACGACAGCGTGATCCTCTACTACCCGACCATGCACACCCGCCGCCTGCAGCGACAGGGTGAGGACGGCGAATGGAACATCGAGAAGGTGAGCTTTTCGGAGCTGCCGCTCGTCGACTATGGCGGCACCTATACCAACGGCATCGACGAAATTCAGGACATCGCCATCTACGGCTTTTCCGATGGCGATGGCTTCGCGCTCACTCTCGCTGGCGTGGCAACTGACAGCATCACCTATTCGACGACGGCGGCGACGACGGCCGCCAACATCAAAGCGGCTCTTGAAAGCCTTTCCATCGTTGATCCCGGCATTACCGTTGGCGCGACGTCGTCTGGCCGTTTCCGCGTGACCTTCACCGGCGGCGACAACGCGGCGAAGGACTGGAACCTGATGACCGCGACGGCCCTCAACCTCGATGGCTACGTGTCGGTGCTGTCGGTCCAGTCCGGCAAGGAGGCGGGCGAGGACATGATTTCCGACGCGGCGGGCTGGCCCGGCGTCGGCCGCCTCGTCCAGCAACGCCAGGTGCTTGGTGGCCTTAAGAGCCGCCGCAACACGCTGCTCGCCTCGGTTACCGGCAAGCCCTTCAATTTCGACATCACGTTGCCCGGCGCGACGGCGGCGCTCTCCTACGATCTGCAAGACGCGGCGCATGGCATCGTGGAAATCATGGATCAGCAAAAACTGTTGATCTTCAGCGAAGGCGGCATGTGGTTCGATGCCAACGCAACGCTAGACGCCACGGAAGCGCCAGCCTTCAAGAAGACGTCTTCGCCCGGCATCGACGCGCGGTGCCGGCCGATCGCTCTCGACAGCTCGGTCTATTTCTCGCAAGCCGGCGGCCGGGCGATCCGGCAGGGCACCTATTCGGCCGTCGAAGAAAGCTGGGCCCCGGAAAACGCCTCGGTTCTGGCGGCTGCGCTGGTGCCGACGCCGGTCGACTGGACGCTGCTCCGGTCGGTGACCTCGACCGATGCCGATACGATCATCTTCGCGCGCGACGACGGCAAGGCGGTCGCCTTCACGGTCATGGGTGCGCAAGAGGTTTCCGGCTTTGCGCCCTGGGTGACAGACGGCGCCTATCGCAGCTTCGCGTCCGACGACGACAACCGCCTCTGGCAGCTCGTCGAGCGCGACGGCGATCTGTGGTTCGAACTGGCGAGCCTCGACGGCCTCCTCGATGGGGCGATCGATGCGACAAGTGCGGCCCCGACCAAGACCTTCAGCGGCTTTGACGCCATGAACGGGAAGACGGTGTGGGCGGTCGCCGACGATCTCTTTGTGCATGGCCCGCTGACCGTTTCGGACGGCGCGGTGACGATCGGCGAGTTCGCCGACAAGCTGCGCGTCGGCACCTGGCGAGCGCCCTTTGCGCTCGACGTGCCCTTCGACGCCCGTGACGAGACCAAGGCGCCAATGGCGGCACAAAGGCGCGTCTATGCGGCCGAGCTATCGGTGCTGAAAGCGACGTCGGTCGCCATCGCCGCCAATGACGGCGCGCTCGTTGCCCTGCCGCTGTACCAGGCCGACGCCTTCACCGGCTTCGAGGTGGCGCCGCTCGACGATCCTTACACCGGCGTTCTCGTGGCAGAAGGGATGCCGGGGTGGACGCGGAACGCCCACGTCAAGGTGAGCCAGCTCAAGCCGGGAAAACTCACCGTTCGAAGCGTCAAGAAATCAGTGAGGGCGTGATGGAAGCACTTATGGGGCTCTTCGCGGCCGGCGGTGCCGGGGCTACGGCGGTTGGCACCGGTGCGGTTGCAGCCGGCGGCGTTTCCGGCCTGACGCTGCTGCAAGGGGGCATGGCGGCCGTGTCGGCCATCGGCTCGATTGGCGCCGGCATCGCGGCCAACAAGGAAGCCAAGGCCATGGCGGCGCAACAGGAGTTTCAGGCGCGCGACGAGCAGATCGACACCATTACCGAGCAGACGAAGATCAAGAAGGCCTACGCCGACTCGCTTTCGAAGCAGGCGGTGCAATTTGCTGCCGGCGGCGTCGACCTCGGATCCGGATCAGTGGACGCGGCCCGGCGCCAGCTCTCCGAAGATGCCGAGAACGAAATCCAGAACGCCGGCTCGTCGGGCATCCGACGATCGCTGTCGCGGCGCGTGCAGGCGAACATCTACCGACAGAAGGGCAAGTCGGCGTTGATGAGCGGCTTCTTCGACGCGCTCGGGACTGGCTTGAATTTCGGCATATCGGCCTACAAGAACGCCAATGGGCTGACAGCCAAAACCTCAGAGGGTTGATCCATGGTCCAGCTCGCCAAGCTTGGCGTTGAGGCTTCGCAAAAGTCCGACATTCCCGTGAACTACGATACCGGCGCCGTGGATATGTTCCGCACGCTGGCTGCGGTCGGCGGCGGGATTGCCGACCGCATCGGGCAACTGGCGGCTGTGGAGGCCAGGAAAAAGGAACAGATAGACGCTATTCAGGCCGAGCAGGCTGGCTATCGCGATGCCAGCTCGCTCCCGCTCGCCAATGTCGGCGCCGGGGCTGGTGTCGACGACGGCCGTGGAAACGGCGCGCGGAGAACGTATGTCCGCGACCGGCTTGTAGCGAAAGGGTGGACCGCAGAACAGGCGGCTGGCGTCACGGGCGCGTTCGTGCAGGAAAGTGGTCTCAACACCGGCATCGTCGGCGATGCAGGGATTTCCTTCGGCCTCGGTCAATGGAACCGCGAACGGCGGGCGGCATTGACGGCCTTCGCGGCAGCGGCCGGAAAACCCGTCACCGACATCGACACGCAAATCGACTTCTTCGACCACGAAATCCGCAACTCGCCGGCCGAGCAGCGGGCGTTGCTGGCCCTGACATCGGCCAAGACCGTTGACGATGCCGCCGTGGCGATGATGCACTACGAGCGGCCGCGCGACTATTCGCCGGACAACCCCACCGCAGGGCACGGCTGGTCGAACCGGCTCGCCTACGCCAAGAACATTTATGGGGCTGGGTCGGCACCTTCTGCTTCCGGGGGGGCAACAGGGCAAGCGCCAGTTCCGGCCGTGCCGCAGACATCCGTCCCGTCGCAAGGCCCCCGCTTCGAGTTTCGCACCGGCTACACGCCAGCGGACATGGCCTACAACGATGCGGCGCGCAAGACGATCGGCGCTCGGCTCGGCGTTCAGCATCAGAGCGCGATGGATAACATCTACGCCGCCAACAAGGGCGACCCGGCCAAGCTCGACCAGGCGCTCAAGGGCTATTCGCAAGACGCGCTTGCCGGCGTGACCGATCCGCAGCTCAAGGCGGCGATGACGATCGATCTGGAGCAAGCGCAGTCGGCGTACCACAAATCCGCTCTCGGCGAGGCGGAGGCCGCCGCCAAAGAACGTGTCGCCAACGAGAAGTCGATCTTCCTCGACAACATGGCGACGGCCAACATCAAAACGGGCGCGGCGCTCTCCGAACAATACAAGGGCGACCCGACCGGCCTTGCCTCCGCCTATGACAAGCATATGGCCGATACGCTCAAAGGGATCCCCGATCCGGTCGCGCGCGCCGACATGGAACGGCAGTTAACGGCTGATCGGCAGCAAGCGATCGCACAGGCTACCCGTGAACAGGATGCCAAGGCGACCAGTGACCGCCGCGCGTCGTTCGAGGCCACCGTCGAAGCCAGGAAGGCCGCCATCGTCCGCGCGTCGCAGGATGCCGGCAACAGCGCCTCGGCCGACCAGGCGCTCGCCCAGCACCTTGGAGCCCTGAAGGACCAGCTCGACCGTGCCGGCGACGCCTACACTCCCGAGGAAAAGGGGAAGATCTTCCACGGCGTCGTCGATGACATGATCGCAGCGCGGATCGTCGGCGGCTTCAACGCCAACAAGACGCCGGCCGGCAAGCAAGCCTATCGCGATGCTTTCGTGAAATCGTGGATGGGGCAGGACGAGGTTATCGGGCAGATGAGCCCGGATGGCTACGGCAAGATCGTTTCCATCCTGGACGAAGCTCTGATCAAGGACGAGGCCGAACGGACACGCCAGGCGAAGGCCGTCGACACGACGATTTCGTCGGCCTTTTCCAACCTCGAAAAGGGATATCCCCTCACGCCGGATGCAATGGCATCGGTCAAGGCGCAGGTCGCGACACTGGCCGACCCCTCCCTTGATGCCCGCTTCGGCTTTCTCGACAGCATGTCGACCTGGGCGCGTGCCGCCGCCGCCTCGCCGCCGCAGGCGCTTGCCGCGCAGATCGACGACTGGAGCCGCGCCATTCAAACCAGAGGCGCGACCCCCGAGGATATACAGAAACTGGACATCGCGCAGTCGCTGCAAAAGACGATGAGCGAGGGGCTGAAGACCAACGCGCTGGGCTGGGCTTCGCGTGTGGGGCTGATCAATCCGACGCCGATCGACACTAGCTCGACGGAGACGCTCGCCGTGTCACTGCAAAAGCGCGTGGCCGAAGCCGATACCGTCGGCTCCATCTATGGCATGCGTGATCCTGTCGGGCTTCTCCAGCCGGGGGAAGCGCAGGCGATCGGTGATTATCTCACCAGCAACCCGGACCAGCTTCCCGCCTTTTCTCGCTCGGTCTACGGGGCGCTCGGGCAGAACACCGGGCGGTTCTTCGGCGAGATGGCAAAGGATGGCCCCATGCTCGCCCACGTGGCGGGGTTGACGGCCGAAACCGGCGATGAGCGCGTGGCGCGGGACGTCGGCGACATGCTGAAGCGGCGGGCGGTGCCCGGCTATAAGGCGCCGGAAATCCCGAAGGCCAAGGCAAGCGCGGCCATTTCCAACACGATGGGAACGGCAACGCTGCTGCTGCCCCGCCTTTCGGCGGCCGCTCGCGAGACGGCCGACACGCTTTTGGAAGGGCGCGCGCTTCGCCAGGGGTTCGCCGACGACGATGCAGCAACGGCGGCGGCTACGGAAGCGGCCCAACGCTCGCTCGGCGCCCGCATGGTGGGTGACGTTCAATACGGCGGGGCGCAGGAAGTGAACGGCCTTTCTACGCTGCTGCCGCCGACCGTCTCCGGCGAAGAGGCGCAACAGGCCCTCGATATGCTGCGCCCCTCCGATCTGCCGGCGTTGGCCAACCTTTCCAGTTTGCCGGCGATCGGTTCGGCGAACCGTTACGCGATTACGCCCGATGACATCGCCGACGGCCATCTCGTGGCGATCGACACGGACGGACACTATCGCGTCGCTCTCGGCGACCCGACCTCTGACGCCCCGCGCTGGGTGGCGGCGGCCGATGGCTCGCCGTGGATCCTTGATCTCAAGGCCGTCATCGCCGCCCAAAACAGGGTGAGCGGAGAAGCGGAGAAGCGTCGGCGAGAGGGCGTCGCCGAGCGCTGGGGCATGCCGGCAAACGGGGGGCGCTGATGGGCAGCTTTGCTTACGAGACAGCGCTTTCGCCGTGGAACGGTGACAGCCTGGCCGGCGGACGGGCTTCGCTCGGCGAGATCTTCACGGCGGCCGACGACGAAATGCGACTTGGTGCCAACAGCAATTCCCGCTGGGCGGCGTTGGAAGACGCCTACGACGATCGCAACGACGCAATCTTCAAGGCAACGGGTCAACGGCTGCCAAACCCCGTGCGCGATCCGGTGTTGGTGCCGTTCGGGAACGGCGCCGGTCGTGCCCCGTTGCCGGCGGCTGTGGCCTATCCTCAGGGCTCGCGCGCGTGGAAGGACCGCCTCGCCGCGCTTGCCAAGCAATATCCTGATGCCGCCGAGGCGATCGGCGCCGAGCGCCCGATCGATGACGACGCGGGGGCGTTACTGCAAGCGGCCGAGGGGCGATCGGCGGAGGCTTCGGCCTCGCGTCCAGGTGTTGGCGGCTTTCTGGCTGGGCTGGCCGGCGGTATCCGCGGCTCTTTCCGCGACCCGCTTCAGGTGATGGCGATGGTCGTTTCGGGCGGCGAGAGCACGGCTGTAACCATCGGCGGTCGCTTGCTCGGTACGGCAGGGCGGGAAGCCCTGGTGAATGGGCTTTCCGAGGCGGTGATCCAGCCGGAAGTGCAGGCCTGGCGGAAAGAAGCCGGTGTCGACCACGGCTTAGGCCGGGCGTTCGGCGATGTGATGATGGCGGCCGGTCTCGGCGCCGGGTTCGGCACGATCGCCCAAGGCCTTCGCGAAGTGGTGCCGGCCTTGCGCGGGATCGGACAGGAACGGGCGGTGCCGAGCGAGCTACGCGGCGCGGTCGACGCGATCGACGCCGACGAAGCTGTCGCCGCCATGAAGTTGCCGGACGTATCGCCTGCAACGCATGACGAGGCGATGGCCGCCGGTGTGCGGGCGGCCGAGACGGGCGAGGTGCCGCCGTACCTCACCGAAACGCCGATGGAAAGCGCCAACCGGGAACTCTGGGCTGCGGCGCCTGACGACATGGGTCGGCTCGATGCGCTTTCCCGGCAGCGGGATATCAACGCGGCTGCCCTCACTGACCTGCAAGCACGGTCGATGGATGATGCCACCTTCGCGCCGGTGCGGCGGGCGTTCATCGAAGCGGAAGCGGCGGCGGCTGACGCGGATCGCCTCCGGGCGGCAGCCGATGCCTCGAAGATTGAGACCGAACGGACGCTCCTCGGCGAGCGAGCGGCGGCGCGAGACCGGGAGGCCGAGCGCATTCTCGGCACCATCGATCCGGAGAAGGCGCGCGAGCTACGCGACATTGAAGGCCAACTCAAGCTGCGCCGCGAGGGCCAGACCAATGTCGAGCAACTGCTCGGTGAAGCGCGGGCAAAGGTCGACGAACTTCGGGCACCGCTGCTCGACAAATATCGGCGCGCTCCGGAGCCGGCGCCCGAAATCATGCTGCCGGCGGAATACGGCCCGACCATCAAGGCATCGCCCGATGCCTGGGCAGACGCCGTCGCCAAGGCCGAGGCTGACGGAAAGGGGCAGATCATCGGCGCGCTCTACAACGATGAGCTGGGGCACGTGGCGGCGCCCTGGTCGATGCCCGGCGACAAGGAACACGGGCTTGCCGGCCTGATAGGCCGTGGCCGCCGGGACGTCGTGGAGCGGCTACCGGAGATCATCCGGAACGGCCGCGTCGAGATGGGACGGTCGCGGGCTCGGATCTTCACAGACGATCACGGCGCCGTCGTTCGGCTCGATTTTCGGCGGCAACGGGGAAAGGGTCAGGCTTCGGGCGGAAGCCCCTGGCTGCTGACGGCATTCAGAAAAGAAGATAACGCCGGGGATCCGAAGTTTGCACGGTCGGAACCCGAGGGGGTGACCGTCAACTCTTCTCCCCCGCCGGCACCTGAAAATATAGGCGCAACTCTGCCGAAAAACAACTCCGCTGCCATTCCGCGCCGATCGCTGTCCGGATCTGCCGGCGATCGGGCAGCGATCAAGGAAGCGCAGGATCTGAGAGACCAGGCGAGAGAGTATCTTATCGACAGCTCGTGGTCCTCAGATCCAAAAGCGAGCAAGATCGCATATCAAAAGGCTCGGGATCTGGAGGCGCGCGCCGACGAAATAGAGCGGCGTGTCGTGCCCAAAGGCAAACAAGCAAGAACCGACCCGGCAACGCCGGGGACGACCGCGCCAACCGAAGCGACGGCCCCCGCAGCAGAGTTGATGCCGGCCGCGCCTGCGCGTGCCGAAAACGAGGCGATAAACACGCTCCGCCGTGCTCTCTCCGGCACGGCAGACGAGCGCGCGGCGGCGCATCGCAAGCTCGGCCAGATGGTCGATACCCTTCAGCGGCGCGAAGGCTACGAACCAAAGATCCACGGGCAGGCGACCGTCGACCTTCTGACACATGCGCTCGGCGGGGATCCCGACCGTGTTGTTTCCAGCCTGGCGCGAGATGCGGCCGGCGCCGACGTCGACGTGACGTTTCAGCGTGGCCTCGAGGTGGCCGGCCGGGGCGACGCGCTTTCCGAAATGATCGACGCCTGCAAAGCGAGGTGACGTGATGGGCATCGAGAAATGTCTCTCCACTCTGGTGGAGGCGAAGGAAATCAGCTCTGCGGAAGCCGATGACCTCAATAAGCGCTACGAGCAGTTCCGCGGCGCCCGGGCGGCAAGCGGCTCGCCGGCCGCCGATGCCGAGGCGAAGGCCGACCTTTCGGCCGACCTCAAGGCGGAAGCCCTGGACAGGAAGCGGCGCTTTTTGCTGCAAACGGCCGTTGATGCGCGGATCGATGCCGACCTCGACCGGTTCCGCACGGCGAGTGGCAAGAAGGACAAGGCGGAAGCTGCGCTGGCGTTGCTCGAACACTACGGCACGGCGCCGTATTCGTCGGTCGAAGGGCGTCGAAAATCGCTGATCGGCGCCGACCTCGCCAAGCTCTCGGACCTTCTCGCCGCCTTCGAACGCGACTGGAAGGGCGGCGCGCCGAACAAGGCGCGGCTTTCCAACATCGTGCGCGAGGCCTTCGGCAAGGACACCGGCGACCGCTCGGCGAAGGCATTCGTGCGGGCCTGGCTTGAGGTGGCTGAAGGCGAACGCGCGCGCTTCAACCGGGCTGGCGGCTCGATCGGCAAGCTGGACAACTGGGGGCTGCCGCAAGTCCATGACCGGTTGGCTCTGACCAACATCGGGAAAGACCGCTGGGCGACAGCCATTCTGCCGCGCCTCAACCTTGATCGGATTTCAGAGATCGCCGGCCGACGGATCACGCGCGAGGAGATGACCGGCATCCTCGGTGATATCTGGGAAGACGTGGTGACCGACGGATGGGCAAGTCGCGACATTTCGCGTGTGGCCTATGGCAAGGGCATGCTCGCCAAACAGCGCTCGGAACACCGCTTCCTCATCTTCAAATCGCCCGACGACTGGATGGCCTACCAGGCGGACTTCGGCGGCGGCGCCGACCCCTTCGCGGCGATGATGCACCACATCGGCATGATGAACCGCGATATCGCCGCCATGGAAATCCTCGGGCCGAACCCCGACGCGCAGATCCGGCGACTGACCAACATCCTGACCAAGGCCGGGCAGGAAACCAAGATCGGCAAGGGAAAGGACATCGCCAAGGGGCTGGTGTTCTCGGCCGAGACGCGCGCTGCGCAGGCCGCCGAACGGCTCGATGAAATGTGGTTCGCCATGCGCGGCGGCGCCGGGGCGCCTGTATCGTCGGGAATGGCCTGGGCCGGCGCCACGGCGCGCGGCGTCATCACCTCGTCGGTCATGGGCAAAGCCGTGCTTTCGGCGGTGACGACGGACCCGATGTTCGGCGCGGCGGCCCGCCACATGGCAGGTCTCCCCGCCTTCCGTTCGTTGTCCGACACGATCGGCGCCATGGGCAAGGAAAGCCGCACGGAAGCCGTGCGAATGGGCCTCGTGCTCGACAGCGCGCTCAACGTGCTGGGCACCGAAGCGCGCTATGCCGGCGCGATCGGCAACGCCAAGCTCGGCAACTGGCTGGCCGATCGTACGCTCGCATGGAGCGGACTGAACGCATGGACGCAAGCCGGCAAGCACGGTTTCGGCATGACGATGATGATGCACCTCGCCGACCAGACGTCGAAGGGGTGGAAGTCGGCCGATCCGACCTTCCGGCGGACCTTCGAGCGCTACGGCTTCACGGCGGAGGATTGGGCGAAGCTCGCCACGGTGAAGCGTTATCGGCCGGACGCCGGTGGCGGGTTCCTGCGCCCTGACGAGATCGCGGCCGTTGACGAACAACTGGCGCACCGGGTGCTGGAAGTGGTGCTTACGGAAACCGAATACGCGGTGCCATCCGGCACGGTGCGAGGGCGCACCTACTTCGTCGGCCGGACGCGGGCCGGCACGGCAAAAGGCGAGTTCTGGCGCTCGGCCGCCATGTACAAGTCCTTCTCGGTGACCTTTGCCCTGCTTTACGGATCGCGGCTGATCCGCACCGCTTATGAACGCGGCATGGTTTCGGCGGCAGCTTATGCCGGCGCCATCCTGTTCACGTCGTCGGTGGGCGGCGCGGCGGCCATGTGGCTGAAGGACGTGACGGCCGGTCGTGATCCCCGCCCGATCGGCAGTGGCACCGACGCGGCCAAGTTCCTCGGCGCGGCAGCCCTGCAAGGCGGCGGGCTTGGCATCTGGGGTGACTTCCTGTTTTCCGACCTCAACCGCTACGGCGGCAGCTTCGGCAAGACCCTGGCCGGCCCCGTGGCAGAACGGGGAAGCGGTATCCTCAACCTGACGCTCGGCAACCTCGTGCAGCTCGGCATGGGCGAGGATGCCAACTTCGGCCGCGAGGCGGTACGCTTTCTTTCCGGCAACGTGCCTTTCGCCAACATCTGGTACGCGCGCATCGGCTGGGAACGGCTGTTCCTCGACCAGGTGCAACATGCCGTCGACCCGAAGGCCAACCAGTCGTTTAAAGAAGCGAAACACCGCTGGGTACGCGACTTCAACACGGATTTCTGGTGGCAGCCGGGCAAGGCCGCGCCCGACCGGATGCCCGCCTTCTGATTTCCTGCCCCTTGCCGTCACCATGGGATAACGAACCCGCACGCCGATCTCGGGCGGGGTCCGCGTGCCATGCGAGGGAAGGGTTTTGCGTTCCTTCGCTGGCCGGCGGGGGTGGTGCCCCGCCGGCCCTTCAAACAGCGAGGGCACGATGGCGCTGCCGGATCCGATCCCGAGACGAGAGATCACCCTCGACGTCACCTCGTCGAAGGCCGACTACGGCGTCCCTTTCCCCTTCATCTTCGACATGGACGTTGAGGTGGCCGTGTCGACGGCCGCCGCGCCCGACACCTTCGTACCGCTGGCCTACCCTACCGGCTACACGCTCACCGGCGCCGGCAACCCGATCGGCGGGACGGCACATTTGTCGGTCAACCCCGAGGTTGGCGGCAAGGTGCGCTTTCGCGGCATTTCTGCGGAAAACGCATCGGAAGAGGTGATCCGGGGTGTCCGCTACAATTACTTGACCATTGAACAGACGCTGTTGCGGTTTGCCTGGGGGCTTCAGGAGACTGCGCGGGACACGGACGATCTCGGCGACCGCGTCGATGGTATCTTTGAAGCGGTCGCCGACGCTGTCGCTACCACGACGTCGAAAGCTGCTGCCGCCTCCGCTAGTGCGACCACAGCCTACACGGCGGCCGGCACTGCAGCCGGTGCTGCCGATACGGCCGGCGCCGCAGCCGCGCTCGCCAATCAGTTGGCCAATGCGGCCCCCGACACGCCGGTCGGCAATGGATATTCGGCCCGCCATTGGGCGGCCTTGGCCCAAGCGCTTTCGGACACTTTCGACCTGAGCAGCTACTCGACCACAGCCCAGATCGAGGCAATCCTTGAAGGCTACGTGCCGACGGCACGGACGATCGCCAGCGGCAACGGCGTTATGATCAACGGTGGTGCAAGCGCGACGCTTGGCAGCACCGTGACCGTCTCACTCGACTTTGCGACCGATGCGGAGGCCATTGCTGGCACAAATACGGGGAAACCCGTCGCCCCTGCTGGATTGCACGCCGCGATCGTCGCGGCTCTAGCAAGCGCCTCGGGCGTCCCGATCGGCACCTGGGACCACTTTAGTGGGCAAACACCACCTGCCGGCTATCTGGTTCGGGATGGCTCTGCCGTATCTCGCACCACCTATGCAGCGTTATTCGCCGTTTGTGGAACAACCTACGGTGCCGGTGATGGCTCCACCACGTTCAACCTACCTGACGGCCGGGGTGTGTTCGATCGCGGTTGGGACGGTGGCCGTGGATTGGATAGTGGTCGTGTATTCGGCAGCTATCAGGCAGACGAGCTTAAGAGCCACACACACACAATACAAAGGATTGTGACGGGCGGAATTGTCATCGAGGGCATATCAACTATATCGCAAACGCCTAACGGTACTTTCGCCTCGGGCGCTACCGGTGGCACCGAAACCCGACCGAAGAACATCGCTGGTCTCCCGATCATCCGCGCTTACTGAGGGTTATGATGAAGACGGTTTATCAGACTGACGCGGCCGGCGTCTTTGTTGGCGAGACAGTGGCACATGAAAGCCCGCTGGAACCCGGTGTCGTCTTGATACCGGCGGGGTGCGTCGAAAGCCCCCCTCCGGCTGCCGCGGCCGGCCATGCGGCCATGTGGTCCGGCTCTGCCTGGGCGCTGGTCGATGATCGTCGCGGCGAGAGCTGGTACGACGGCAACACACCAATCCTGATCGACTTCGTGGGTGATCCGATAGAGCGCGGTTACACCGCATCTGCTCCAGCGGCCACGCTCGACGATCTCCGTGCCGCCAAGATCGCCACGATCGTGGCGGTGGCCGATGCGCTGCTCGGCGCCGGTGCGCCGGTCACCGGTGGGCTGCATGTCGCCCTCGATGACGGCGGCCGGGCCGACCTTACCGCAATGGCGGCGACCGCCACGGCCGCGGCCAGCGGCGCCGTATCGTGGCCGGAGAGCTATTCGCGCGGCTGGATCACCATCGAGAACGTCCGCATCCCGCTCGCCACGCCGACCGCCGGCCTGACTCTGGCGGCCTCCGTCGGTGATTACTACGCCGCCCTGGTCCAGCACCGGCGCGACCTGAAGGACGCGGCGCTGGCGGCCGAAGATGCCGCCGCGCTCGACGCCATCGACATTTCCGCCGGCTGGCCGGCCTGAGAAGGGGGCAATCATGGACATGCAGATTTTCACCGTTGCGCAGGCCGCCGCCGTCACATACGGCGTGCCGGCCGCGTGGATCGCCGCCATCATCGCCAAGGAAAGCAACGGCGCCGTTTATGCGACCGTTCACGGCAACAGGTTGCCACTCATCCGCTGGGAGGGGCACTACTTCTATCAGCGCCTCAAGGGTGCCGCCCTCAATATGGTCGTCGCAAAGAAGCTGGCGGCGCCGAAAGCGGGTGCCGTCAAGAACCCGAAGGAACAGGAAAAGCGCTGGCGCAAGCTGGTGGAGCCGGCCTGTTCGATCGATATGGACGCCGCGCATGAGAGCATGAGTTGGGGCGTCGGCCAGGTCATGGGCGCGCACTGGAAACGGCTCGGTTTTGCGAGCGTCGCCGACTTGGTCAAAATGGCCTGTTCTGGCCTCTATGGCCAGGTCGACGTCATGATGCGCTATTGCCGTGAGTTCGGCCTGCTCGACGAGCTGCAACGCGGTGATGCGTTGGGGTTCGCTCGTGGCTACAACGGCCCTAAGGCTCCGGCATCCTACGCCGACGATATCGAACGCCTGGCGCTGGACTACGGCGGCGAAGTCAACACGGCGGGCGTGGCCGGCATGCTTCGTATGGGCATGCGCGGCGCCAAGGTGCGCGAGCTGCAATCGCTGCTCAACCGTACCGGGGCCGCGCTCACGGTCGACAGCGACTTCGGGCCGACCACCAAGGATGCGCTCGTCATCTTCCAGCGCAAGAACGGCTTGAAGGTGGACGGCCTCGCCGGCCCCGAGACCGTGCGGGCACTGTCGGCTTACCGTGTGGCGCCGGACGAGGCGCTTGGCGTCGTCGGCCCGTTGCAGACGGCCGAGGCGCGCCAGGGTGGATCATCGATCGGCGGCGGCGTCGTCGTGCTCGAGGCGGCCAAACAGGTTCAGCCGTATGTCGACCAGCTCAACCAGACGGCCGACAAGCTGCAATCGCTGTCCTCTCTCTCCGATCTCGCCGGCTACGCGACGACGGCGCTCTATGTGGCTGGCGGCGTGCTCATCCTCGGCGGGCTCGTGTGGGCCGGCCTCGGTTGGCTCAAGAGCCGGCGGACGGATGGCTGGGCGTGATGGCGGCCATCCTCTGGGCGGCCAAGCATTGGCGTCTCGTCGCGGCCGGAATGGCCGCCCTCGCCCTGCTGGTTGCCGCCTGGTGGCTGATCGACTTTGGCCGAGGGATTGAGCGGGTCGGACAAGATCGCGGCTCTCTGAACAACTGGCGCGATAGGAGCGCGATCGACGATGCGATGCAGACCGATGACGATGTGGCGCTCTGCATGCGCCTTGGTGGCGGCGGCGACTGTCGGGGCTTGCGCGTCGGCCGGTAGCACCTGCGACGGCTGGCGGCCGATCCCGCTCAAGCCGGCGTCGGCAGTCTACCTGGTTGGCAATGACAGGCCGGCGGCCGAGGCGATCGCCGGGCATTCGGAGTTTGGCCGCAAGAAGTGTGGGTGGAAGTGATGCCAGACCTCCGGAAGGACATTCCTCTTCCAACCATCATCGCCTTGGTGACGCTCGCCATGGCGCTGGCCGGCGGCTGGACAGACCTAAAGGCCAGCATCACGAGCACGGAAGCGAAGGTGTTCGATCACGATCGGCGCTTAGGCGAGATCGAGGCGGATGGGAAAGCCGGCCGAGCCGACAACACGCGCGTCCTACAGGATATCGCCGAGATCAAGACCGACTTGAGATACTTGCGCCAGGCGATGGAGCGCGATGACGCGTTGGTAAACAGGAGGCAATGATGGCAGGTATGCTCACAACCTTCGCTGGCAAGCTCTTTTCACTCTTGCCCGATGGAATGACGAAAGTTGGCGCCGTTCTACTGGTCGATAAAGATGGCAACCCGATCGGCGCGTCTGGCGGCTTGGTATCCGAAGCGGCGGGTGCCGTCTCTACCGTCAGCGGCCCACTGGCGACGGCGGGGGATGCCATCATCATCCCGCTTGCCGGCTTCAACGGCGCCGTGTTCGCATTTTCTGGCGTCTTCACTGGTCTCGGCGGTGCCTTTGAGGCGAGCTACAACGACGGCGCCAACTATGTTGCCGTTTCGGCGGTGAGCGTCGGCGGCGGATCTCCCGTCACCACGGTTTCTTCGCTGGCGGCGGCTGCGGCTTACGAAGTGTATGCGGCTGGCGCCACCCACGTTCGGTTCCGCGTCACAGCCATTTCTACCGGTCCCGCCGCGGCGATCGCGCGACCGTTCGTCTTTGCCGCAGATCCCGCTCCCGGTGTTGCCGGCGGTACGCTCACTCTCTCGGCCATCAGTTCGTCGAGCAACACCATCATCGGGGACGTGAGCAATTCGCCGCGCACGACGTCCGGCGGCTTATCCAGCTTGAACCGCCTCCTTTCGGCCATCGCTTCTACCAACGCGACTTTGGTCAAGGGCGCCGCCGGCCGGCTCTACAAGGCGCGAGGCTACAACGCGGCGGCGGCCGTCCGTTACCTCAAGCTCTACAACAAGGCCAGCGCACCGACAGTTGGTACCGATACGCCTGTCGTAACCTTGCCGTTGGCACCCTCGGCGGTCTTCGACATCGATCTTGTGCCGATCGGGCAATACTTTTCGACGGGCATTGCCTTCGCATTGACGACCGGCTCGGCCGACAGTGACACGGGCGCGGTGGCGGCTGGCGACGTGGTCGGTCTGGCGCTCTGGTACGCTTAA